GCCCAATATGCGACTATATTTTGACTGTCTCTTACTGCCATTTGCTTACCTCCTTCTTACGTTACGGAGATCGCCGCTAGCGTCAATCCCGTGTGGGTCGTGTAAGACATCTGCACGCACCCGGAAGAATCGTTGTAACTGTCACGGACAAAGAATCCACTCATCTTCTCGCCCGAGGCCGATACGTCGATAGTCACGTTTATCGCTACAAGCCCCACTGGGATAGGGCTCACCTTGGAAGCTATTATGACGGCGTTCGTTGCCGCCACTGAGTTTTTGACAAAAAGGAACGTATGACCATCGTTGAGAAATTCATCTCCGAGAACCGTGGCCGCCGCCATGAAGGTGGGGGTCAATCCCGCTGTCGATAAAGCCTGCACCGTTAACCTGGCCATTAGTTAAGTCTCCAAATTCCAACAGGAATAATCCTGCGAAACTACATAAAGAGAAATGTCCGGATCATATCCGTCAAGTTCGTTTGTCAATATGCACCTGAACAGGCTCGCCGCATCCATCGCCGTATGGATCTCTGCGGACAATATCTTCGCCTCGTCATAGTTCCGCGCCCATGCATTGATGACGACATGAGCGTTTTCCAGCTTCGTAAACCCTTCCAGAATATTCACCGGATCTGACGACACCCGCTGATAAGAGACAGCCGGGAGTAAAACGTCCTGAGGCATCACGACTGGATAAATTCGCGTGTGCACCCTATTTTTTATGGTCACGTCGCTCGTCAATACCAGATAGACCCTCGTTTCCAATATCCCCGTAATATCGACCGGGACCGCAACGGCCCCCGCCTGATTCGGCCAATAATAAACCGGGAAAAAGGGGAAATAGCCCATTATGCACCGTCCAAAGTGACCGCCGAGCGATTGCCGTTTGTGTCAGCCGTCGCCGTGATCCGGGGTTTTGTGTCCGCCACGTCCCGGAAAACGATCGTTGCCGTTCCGCCGCCGCTCGATTTGCCGGCCAGGACCGCCGCCATGATTTTAAACATCCCCCAGAACGTCTGAGTGCCTTCAATCGCCGCGTTGGTCAGGAAGGCATAGGCATCTGCCGTCACCACCATAAAGTCGTGCCATACGGCCAGGTACGTCGCCGGTTCGGTATGAATTACGCGGAGCCTGCCCAGCGTTCCGGTATCAATTGCGCTGAGGGAAACCTTATAGCAGCCATGGGCATCATAGGTTGAGGCAACAAAGTTTGCCCCCTGTTCCCGGACTGCCAGCGTCCCCCCGTTTTTACTGAGCATGATCCCGGTTGCCGCTGCGTCAAAACTGGTGATAATCCCCGCCGCAACTTCGAGCGTCACGCCGTCTGTTTTGTCTACCACCGGCCCGAAATTTATTACCGCTACTGTCGATTGTTTTAACCACATCATGCAGCCCTCATTTGTCGATAATAATCGGAAATTTGTGCTATGTAACTCACCCCACCGCCGCTAATCATCCACAACGGTAGAGTCTCCGCCTCGTACATGCAGAACGGGAAAGCATAGAGATAGGCGATCTCCTCCGCGGAGAGGGCGCGGTTGTAGATGGAGACGGAAGAGACGAGGCCATTCCAAGATTCAATCCCTGATCCAGACATTCCAATCCTAAATTGTGTAACACTACTAAGCACAGTGTTAAGTAAACTCCTGTTGGTTGTGCTTATCAAGAAAGCATCTTTGTAGGCCATAAGATAAGTTCCATCAAAAACCAGGCTAATTTGGTGCCATAAGACATCATCTAAATCTATTCCAGTGTCGAAATCATAGGCATTTCCGCGAAACTCAATATCTTTGGTATTCACCACCCCATACATCCCAAAATCTTGGTAGGCAGTAGATGTCCCGTATTTAAAGGGATGCTCATACTTAGGAAAATTAGCGGAACTGTTTCTTTGTAGCCAAACCACTACAGTTCTGGGACTTGCCCCAACTGGGAAATTTACATCTCCACATTGCACATAATCATTACTCCCATCAAACGCCAGCGCCCCACCATGAGGACCGGGAACCCAACCGGAGGTTGCAATCGGGGGGTCATTCATGTTTGTCAATGTGCCGGTATTGCCTTGGCCAGAATAGTCATGGGTCTTGTTGCCGGACGTCTCGTTTAGAAGCCAGCAACCCACGAGCCCCCTCGCGAGAGGATGATCAAGATTTAACTGAGCCCATAAGGGCGGTTTAAAGTTTCCACTCATGCGATTGATACCACCTCTGCGCCTTCGACACGCAGGACAACGTCCTGTACGGTATTGCTTCCCGAAATAACCTCCGCATATTTTACGCCGATGGGAATCGGGATACACCAGGACGTTATGACGCCATTGCCCAGCGTGGCAATAAGCGCCCCACCGAATTTGTACCAGTTTGAGTTATCAGGAGACGCCCAAACCTGCGCCTGAGCCGCCACAGTCGGGCCAGTTGCGCCGTTGGTGATTTTAATGTGGAGTTCTCCGCCATACCCGTCGTCAATCGTCCAGACAGATGAGGTATGATCCGCCGCGCTTGCGGTCAGGGTCACGTTGTTATCGAGCACCGTTACTGTTTTTGTCGTTGCCATTTTCTAATCTCCCTATGGATTCGCCTGCCGCCGTGGGCTTTGGGGGCGGGAAGGAGGACGCCCCGGGGAGGTCCGGCAATCAGGCGAACCGTTACGCTGTCTTAAAGCCCAAATCCCTGGACTCTTTTACAATTCCTTCCGATAGTTTCTCCTTCATTCGGTCTATTATCTGATTCGTGTTGCTGTTAAATACCGGCATCATAAAGGGATACGGGGGAACTCTTTTCATCCCTGCGTTATGCTCTGCGATCCCGCGCCCATATCGTTTCCGTTTTCCGATCACGTGACCAACCTCAAGGATATAGCCGTAATATGCATCGCCGACCGGTCCGACCATGTAATGAACATCTCCGAATTTTGATGCCTTCCTACGATAAAGCGATTTTATATGAGCCTTTAAAAATCCAGGCATCCGGGTCATGCTGCCGACAGCCCCTCTCTTTCGGGACCATGAAATCAATTTTGAACCGCCGGATTGCCGAACGGGAGCAACTTGTTTCATGGCGATCCTCAATAAAGCCCCGCCTGCCGCAACGCCGCGCCGCAATACTTTATTTGCAATCTTGTTCGGCAAAGCCTCAAGCGCTCGATTTATCTCCTCCAGGCCATGGACTTTTATGGTTATGACATCACTCATTCGGCAAACCTCTTGCACATCAACTGCAATTCCCGGTTGCGTTCCATGACATTGATAATCGTCTCAATCAAATAATCATCCGTCCCTTTTGTAACTTTCATCTTTGCCGTCACGTCGGATCGGTATCTAATCGTGATCCGTGCCTCGATCTCCGCTACCGTCTGTTTAGAGGCGAAATATTCCCTGCCTCTCAAAGGCTCTACTTGCGCCCAGACCGTCGCTATGTCCTGCCATCTTACCTCAGCCTCGCCGTAAGAGTTCTGTGTCTCTATGGGCTTTTTTATCGTTACCTGGTGGCGTAAACGTCCGGCTTCCATTTATGGCCTCACGTCAATTAATACGTGGCGGTCAAGGAGACCGTCAACGTAACTGTGGGGCATTTCTGCCAGATTCCCGGCCTGCATTGCCTCGCGGTGCTCATACATCTGGGCAACCCTCATCTTGATCCATGTTTCGATATCTTCCGGAGTGGCATCCGTCGCCGGCGCCGCAGTGGTTAAGGTACAGCCAGCCACGAATTGGATCGTGACCGCGTTCCGCTGGGTATAGTGATCCGGCCACTCCTGGCCATCCTTCAAAAACACCCGCCCCGGCTCGGCGTTGATATCCACGTCATAAACAGAGGTCGCAAGGGTTGTACTGTTCGCGCTTACCGCGTCAAGATAAGTGATAACGACATCGGTCGCGGCCGTGCTCAGGGGCGCACGCGGGAGAATGATTTCATCGTCACCCCTCTGGCCTTCCGTGAACGAATTAAGAATCAGCTGAAACGTCTGGGGAAGGCAGGGCCGCTTGGTATAGTTTTCGCAATATTGCCGCGCCGCCTTTTCGAGGGAGACAAGCAAAACATCCTCAGCCGTCCCGACTGTTGATAACCTCATGAAGGTTTTCATGTCGGCCAGCGTGACGGGTTCTGCTGTTGCATCGGTAATCATTTTGAGGTTCATAATCGGTCTTTCACTCTCTTCTTATGGTAAGCCGTCCACCCGCCCAGAACCACTCCCCACCACATCGGATACCGGACATAAACTGGTTTTTTCCTGACGGTCATTGCCTCGAAAAATACTGCATTGGCCTGGGAATAGGTAGCTTGGGGTATCGAGTCGATCCGGAAAAGCATATCATGGATTACACCTTCCCGATGGGCTCTTCCGCCCCAGAACATAAAAACAAAAGGTACACGCGGGACACTGGACAAGTCAGTCTCGAATCCCGCCGGCACAACTATCTCCCCCAGGATGTCGCTCTGGTAAACGAGGGGAGAATCCAGAACCCAAATCTTATCGTTATCCTTATCCTTTAGTCTTATATCGAGATCTGTAAGAAATTTACTCATTTTCGCTTGCCCTTTTTCCGTTTCGCTCGATTTTCCTTCTTTGCCTGCTCTTTGAGTTTTGCCACTGTGGTTTTCATCCTTCCCGGATCATCCTCACGATTTCGGGTCCACGTTCCCCAACTTGAGAAAACCAATCAGAATCCTGAAACTCATCTGCCGCCCGATTCCAATCACCATCCATGATCGCCTTGAGCGCTTTTTTGAATTTAAGGGCCGTTCCGATGCCGCAATTAAAAACGAAATCGATGACCGCCATCCTCCGGTTATCCGAAAAATCTTTGAATCTCTCGAACGTCCCTTCGCATTGCCGTATCGCGCAATCGATTGAAATATTAAGCAATCTCTCCGCCATATCCTTGGTGATCGCTCCGTGAATGTGAAAATAAGAGGCTATGTCGCTCGGCAGGAGATGAATATCAAGATTCCAGCCGTAACCGATGGTTAGCTTTCCCGCAGGACAAAAATATGGGGAAAGTCGTAAACCTTCATGCCTTTTAATCATCGCCCGCAGGTCATCAGTCATTTAATTTCCCGCCTTCAGGCCTAAATAAGCCGCCGCGCCGCCAACCATGCCGCCGAGGGCAGACCAGATTTTGTCAACAAGCGGCCGCTTTTCGAGTTTCGACAGACGAAGATCAATATTCTGGATGGCGTTAAAAGTCATCCATCCCTTTTGTTCTGGCGACATACATTCCCAATCGTCTTTATTGACGACAAATCCTCCGTCCATAAGTCTAGTCCTTTCACTTATAAAACCGTATTCCTTTTTGGTCGTTTGCCGTCACCACTACTGCCGATTTGACAGCTCCGAAAGCAAGGATGGCGACACGCAACCCACTCAAATCCGAGACATCATCAGAAAACCAGCTCCAGATCTCCTCGCAAACAGCAGGCGCAACGTGGGCGACGGCAATCATGGCCACGGTGGTAAACAGAAAATACGAATCAACAGCCTCCTTGCTGGGGTGAGGACCAAGATATCTATTTGTTTCAATCCATCTGTCAGGATGGTGACTGATTTCTCGTGTCTGCCGCCAATCCATCGCTCTTGTTGCGGCGTAAGCCCCCCCAACACTATAATCGGCTATCGTCCAAGCTTGAATCCGGGCGCACCCGGAACATAATACCAACCAGCACAGGATGGCGCATATCAGCATTATGGCTATGTATCCCCTGAGTCGCATTTCACTCCTTACTAAAACTGTTCCGTCTCAATATAGAAAGTGGTTGATCCCTGCGTCAGAGCATTAAGGTTTCCCGCCGTGCTGTCCAGGGTTGCATAAATCGCCGTTGTCCCTGTCCAAGAGGGAAGATAACCACCCTGGATCTGCGCCGCCCTTGTCATTGCAGTTCCCATATCAGCATCGGCGAGGCCACTCAAAACCGCCGCAGCATAAACACCATGTGGTGCTATTATTTGTGCCGCCCCTTCTGCCGTTATTCCCACCTCCAATGTACACGCGTTGATTGCCCCGCCAAGGTATTTCGTTGTCGTGTCAGCGTAGAATCCGACGATCTTCATTTTCGCTGGAAGGGTAGCGATTACGATGCCTTTGGTGGTATCAACATCAGAAAAGGCTGCGTAGGTCGTGGTGACTTTATAGACTTGACGGTTCATGTTGCCCTTGGAATTAACAGTAATTCCTGCTCCTGAACCTACTGTTATTTGAGCAGTTAAGTTGTCCAAACCTCCTAAACCAGCACTTATGGCCGCATCAGTCTGATCGTGAGTAAAGGAAATCCACTGGGTGTTGTCAGTGTCGGGATCGGTGGCGGAGTGGATGAAGATGGTGGGGTTGGTAGATGCTCCGTGGTCGAAGTCATGGGCTGCTGCATTTGTACCAATAACTAAATTATTGTTTGCTGAATTTGCACCGCTTCCTAAATATAAATAAAGAGCATCTGTTCCCCAATTTGCGAGACTAAGATATGAAGCGAGAGTAGTCCCATTTGCTCCATAAAAAACAAAACCATAATCAATTGCCATATACTGATTATTACTATAATATGCCTTTCCATCAAAATAAACATCTCCATTAACCTCCAAATCCCCGCCAACCAGCACATCCTTACTCGTCAGCGAATGCCCCGTTGCCGCCAGAACATCCCCGCCCAACTGCAATGGCTTGTTCTGTGCAGAGTAGTTCATGATCCGCTGGCCGTTGGTGCCGTCTGTGGTTCCAATAGCCACAACATCCTTTGCATAATCAATTACTCCATTTGTACATGCCCCCGTTGCCGCCTGTCGATCAAGGGTTACAGAAGTATTAGCGACTACAGATGCAACCCGGTATATCCCAGCAGTGGCATTTGTGCCGCTTTGCACGATGCACATATCGCCTACTGCTACACCATCATCAATGGTTGCGTCTTTTGTCAAAATACTTGGATTGGCATTGGAAATAGAGATCCCTGTGAGATTAGCAATTCTATCTCCACCGAATAGAGCAGGAGTTGTGGTGCCAAGAACAGTATGTGATTTACCTACAGGAGCCGTCGTCCCGATGCCGACGTTGCCTGAGCTATCCACAATTAGATCAATATTGCCGCTCTCATCCTTAACAACAAGTTGAGCAGGTTGCCTTGTCACGGCTGCGGCTGCGGTGTCGGTAAAAGCAGTATTAACCGTCAGACTGGTATTGGAGGCTATCGCCGTAACTGTTCTCTGCTCCGCATTGACGGTGATCCTGTCGCCAACAATCAGTTCAGTCAAAAAGAGTGTGCCGGTGCCGACAAGCGTAGTCGATGCTGTAGGATCAGCCGTCCCGGTAAGAGTTGATGCCGCCGGACCTTTGCTGATGGCAGGGGAAGCGTAAACCGCCGCCGGTGTCGTGCCGCCGATAATCGTATTGTCGATAGTACCACCATCAAGATCGGGGTTTGTTATCGTGGAATTGACGATATTTCCACCGGTGATCCATTCGACCCCATTGATGATATTACCCGCACCAGCAGGAACGGAAAACAGAAGCAGGGCAGCGAACAGAAATAGAAATAATTTTTTCATTTTATCCTCCTACGCTTTCACGTTGACCAAGAGGCCCCATGTTTTATTGTCGGCGGCTGCGTCATTTGTCCATGCAACTGCGATACGGTCCCTCCCGTTCAGCTTGATGGGTCTCTCCGGCTGCCAAAGAATATCCTGGACGCCGACCATGGCCTGCGAGTAGAGTTTTGCGTCATAGGCGCTGCCACTCTTCGACCTTAAGTTGACGGTCAGGGTATTAGCTGCTGTGGCTGCCGCCGAAAGATGCAGCTTCATTTCGTCAAATTCGAGTTGCGCCTGTGATCCAATGTTGTTCATGCTGATGACTACCGCAATGTCGCTCGTTCCTGTATTCGCGATTATGATAGGCTTCATTTCCGCGTCCTCCTGTTAAATTTCAGAATTCTTGTTTCCGGCTGTTCAACCATCGCCGTTTCTATGATTTTCACATATCCCTTTTTCTCATAGCCTTCCGCATCCCCACGACCGAAATTCTCCACATTCCCCGGCTGATGCCACTCGCCCGCTTCATCTTTAAAATATTGCTGAACAATGCACCTCATACCGGGTCACTCCATATTTTCGTGTCGGCAATGTTTGACCAGATCCGCTGAATCTCCTTCACCGCCTCTTGTGCGCCCACGTATTGCTGGATTTGCTTATTTGCGATTTCGTACTGTTGGACGGCCTTCTGTTTCCTGCCTTCCATCGCCTGCAGCATCTGCGTGATTTTCATTTCCCAGGCGCATTGTTCGCGTTCCTCGAATCCGTATAGGAATCGGGTTTTTAGGAGATCCGCTTGATCTGGAATCGTGATCTTGATTCCCATACCAGCGGCGATTCCCAAGAAAAACTCACAAGATGGCCTTTGAGGCCCCCATTCTGACCCCGTTGCCATATCTACCCCGTAGCATCCAATTTCCCGGTATCCCTTCTTGATTGCCAGGGCAATCATGTAGGAAACGGAGTTGGTAAAATACCGCCCGAATGATTTGGTTATCTCATCAAGCGGGTAAGGGATTGACTTCGGAACAATATCCCAATGCTGTTGCATGTAGACTGTGCAATTAAGTTGTGCAATGGATTCCAGATATGTCTTCATTTCCTGTCCTCGGAAATCCGGCGACCACTCGAACACACCCGGTCTGAGAAGTTTCCGGCGCATGAATTTCCCATTCTCAAATTTGATGGGATGAATCTCAAACCATGCCGTTGGTTTTTTGACGTGGCCATACGCGTTGTTCATGGCCCAGATGTCCCATGTTTTGTCATCGTAGGGCGCAAGGTTCTTTGTATCCGAGCACCCTACGATGGCGACCTTTTTAACAACAGCCGGGGCCGTCGTTAATTTGACGGCCACCGGCTTTTTCGCTTTGCTTTCCTTCCCCTTCTTTGAAATCATGTGATCAACCTCCCCGTTGATTTTGATTGTTAAGGCGCTTCCGTCCTATTGACGTTGGTTGCCTGGTAGCCGGTGACGCAAATCACACTTGCTGTCACCCCATAGGTCCCGGTCGATTTGAATCGGATGCCAAAATGAGTATACGTGGCATTGGTTGCCAAAACCTGAGCAGGCCGGAACTCGATGATCCCGCTCTTTTTGATGCCCTCGCAATAGACGGCCCCTGTAGATGCCGATGCACCTGGGGTTGCAATGTCAATCCCGTGCGCTTCGCCGGGACCGGATGCCTTCCGACGGATTCGGAGCGATGCCTCGGAAGACGAATCCGCCGCTGTCGTGACCGTATAGGTTTCCAGGTGGGTACAGAAACGCGCAATGGCGGACGCGAGATCTTCAATTAGGATGCTGTTCGCGCTAGCGCTGATTTGCTTATCCGCCATGGTTGCGGCCTCTTTGATGAGAAAAGTCGTGCCGTCAAGGATAATGGTTCTGCTGGACGCCTTCTGTGCCGAGGCTCCGGCGCCGGCAACGACGCGAACGGTTTCCCATTCGGTGAACGTATTTGTCGTCTCTTCGCCCAGATTGATATTTGCACTTGTGAGGGCCGTAAACGAGCTGACGCCCTGGCCGGCAGTGCCGCAGACAACAGTAAATGATGCAGCCGCACTCGCCCCGACAGCTTTTCCTGTCGCCAGGTCGGAGAGAATACCGCAATGAACAGTTACTCTCGACACATCCGCAAGGGCCATCGGTTCGGAATCGGCTGAGCTGACAGCAGCCCCGATGATTGCCTGCGCGAACTTCGCATGTTCTCCTAAAAATTTACTCATAATCTGAATCCTCCTTTTTGCTTAGTTCAGCACCACGAAGGGGGAAACCGTGTTGCTGGTTGCGCCTTCAAGCGGGAGCGGAGCCGACAGCCATGGCTTCCCGTCCACGTTCCAAAAGGCTTTGATTATGGTTTTGTTACTGGTGAAATTGACAATACCGCCGTCGGATGCAACGAATGGACCGGAACCATCCTTGAGTAGATAATAACTCATATCCACGAGGATGAGATCGCCCGTCGTTCCGAGGGCCACAGATCGATCATGGAACATCAGGGGAATGCCCAGGAGGGTGTTCGGAATCGGCTTAGCGTAGTCGAACTGAAAAATGTTGTTCGTGACCGTGTCCCGCAGGGTTAGGAGTTGGGGGAGAATCGTCTGGGAGCCAACCCAAAGATAAGACCCACCCATTTTGATCCGGGCGATCATGTTGTTGATATCGCCCGTCACGATGGTATTCGCCGTTCCGCGCGTTACGAGGATTGTTGCAGGTGCTACCGTAATGCCCAGGGGACCCGATATTCCGTTTCCATTATAAATCTGGGAATCTTCCCAACCGATTATTGCCTTGCGAAGCTGACCGCCAAGCAATGCGCCGGCGGCTTGCCAGTTGCGGAGCAGCTTGTCGGTTACGGTGATATAAGCCGCAACTTCTCCGGGCTCCAGAGAAACTTCCTTCAGGCGGACATTGGTTTCCGTTTTGGTTCCGCCTTCACAAGTCTTTACGACAGTTACTCCCCCGTAAACATTTTGAGCTGCCGTCTGGTCAAGGGCAGGCATGGTTACTTTTGCATCCGGCGGATCGCCCGCGGGGATAACCGTGCATCGGGGCCGGAAGATTGCTTCCTGCGGTTGTACCTGAAGAAGTTCGGGCCTGAACTGTTCAGGAAGGGCAAACCCACCTTCCACGCCTATACCCATGCTCGATTCGCGGGTTTCCGGGGGCTTCGATTCGCGATATTCGCAATCCTGCAAGCGGGGATCGTTGCGGTTGAAACAGACCGCGAAAAAGAACTCTCCGATATTTCTGAATTCCTTCGGGGCGTCAAGCTTGCGCTTGACTGTGACCTTGTAGGGCTTATCGCCGGCTTCGGCGGCTTTCGCCTCGCGTTCGGCCAGTTTTTCCTGGCGGTCGATGTCCCGCTGCACCTTATCGGCATCGGTTTCCCATGCCGCATACTGCGTCGTCTCTTCGGGCGTCAGGTCCCGTTTCTCGGTATCTGCGAGTTCGAGTAACGCCCGCATTTTCTCAATTAACTCTTCGGCTTTCGCTCGTAATTCTTTCAGTTTGTCCATTTCATTACCTCCTTGAACTTTCTTTCAAAGTGAATTTGCGCCGGAGTAGGTCGCGCCAGGCACCCACCGGCAATGTCTTTCTCCGCTGTTGCTGTGCAAGCCATTGCTCCCGTGAGTGAACGGAAACGTCGGTCTGCGCGTAAAAAGGAAACGTCACGGGTGAAACGTCCCAGAGTTTCACTTCCTCCAAAGTGTAGAGAGAAGGTTCGTTCCCTTTTCCTGCTTCTCGTGATTCCTTTATAATTTCAAAGCCGAATGACATCTGTGTAATATCTTTCCGTTCAATTGATATGCTCAAATCAGTGGCAAATTGAGTTTCAGGCGGTTCAATCTCAATCCAGAGCCCTTTTTCATCCTCCCTGAGCTGCAGGGTCCCGGCCTTGTTGCGGCCCAGGATGAAATTCGGATCGTGGTTAAACAGGGCGCGGATGTCGTCTTCGCCGATGGATTTTTTGAATGCACCAGGGGCGATCTTCTCCCGAAACCATCCGCCGTCGACGATGGTCTCGAAGACGGCTGCATGACCGACGATCTTTTTCTTTTTGTCATCCTCTGTCCTTAGTTCGAGACTGGTCACGTCGAAAGTCCGGTATTCCCGCAATGCTTTTTCTCTCTCAGGCATCGTCAATTTCTCCTTTTGCCTTCCTGCTGGATTTCTTTGGCTTGGTAATAGGTTCCTCGGTCGGCTTTTCCTCTGGCTTCATGGGTTCGGCAGGAGGGGCCGGCGGCGGTTCCGGTTTCTCCCCGGCCACGCCCATGTTTAAAGGCTGTAAATAGATCTGGCCTTTTTTATCCGGCAGCGGATTCATATTTTCAAGAGCACATATCTGGTCAACATTCATCCATCCCCAATTACGGGCGATCGCATAGGCTTCGTAACGAGATTTCATGTCGCCCCGGAGAAGTCCCGCAAGATTGAACTCAAAGAAATATCTCCCGCGCTCCCGTTCGGGAATCAGATAGCGATTCATGCTTTGCTCAAGCCGAACGCACCAGGGGCGAATCGTGTAGGTAGCAAAAGCAAGGAAAAGTTGCTCCGCGCTCGCATAGGTCATGGTATTTGTCGGATGCCCGATCATTATCGGGGGGACGCGGAAAATGCGGGCGATTTCCTCAATTTGAAATTGCCGGGATTCGAGGAATTGAGAATCCTCGTTACTCATCCCGATCTTTTCCAGCTTCCCGCCGTTTTCGAGGATCATGGATTTAAATTTGTTTTCGGATTTTGCGTATTCGGCTAGGGATTCTTTCAGGAATTGCTTTGCGGAATCGGCAAGTCTCACGCCGTCCGGGTAACTCAGGGCGAGGCCGACCGTGGCGTTGTTTGAGAAATATCGGCCACCGTATTGGTCCGCCGCCAGGGAGAGGCCGACGGATTCACGGGCGACGGAGATCGGGGAGAGGCCGACTACGCCTTCGGGAAGGTTCCCGGAATAACTGCACGAAATCGGCATGTTCTTGACATGCCATATCTTGTTGGCGG